TTTGCTCTCGAACAACTACAGATTCAGTCATTAAATAGTTACCGATCTATTTAGGGTCATAAACCCTTCAAGGAGCTTTATCTTATTACCATTAGAATCTATAACCATAACATCATAAGATGATTTTGGATAAAAGATTTTATTTGTTTGAGTTGGTGTAAGTGTTACAGTTAATTTACCAAGAGGACCATTTATTACTATACCGCCGCTTGGAGATGTTAAAGTTACTGCTAACTTTGTTCCACCCTTTACATCACGAACCTGCATTTTTGCAGATGCGCCAGTTAAATCAATAGCATTATCATTTTGGTCTTTATATTCTACTACAAAGCTAAATGTTGCATTTTGATCTACTTCGAAATTCTTTTGTCCTGCCATTTGCCATAGTCTCCTAAATAGGAATACTCCTGTACTAATTTTAGCACAGGAGTATTTCTAATTGACTATTTTTAGTTTTTAGTGAATCCGAACGATGGCTCGTTTGGATTAAGTGCCTTCAAAATTACGGGTGCTGTGGCAGCAAATCCGCCCAACATTAGGTCTCTTGGACTAGTGTTGCCAGTCATATACAGAGCAATTGCTGCTCCTAGAAAATGACGTCCATAACTTGCCAGTGCTGCTAGAATTTTCTCTTGCATTGTAACCTTTCCATCTCCATTTAGATCTTCTTTAGCTTTTGCCATTTTTGATCCTCCTTATTTCTAGGCGGGTAGCCTAGGAATTTTGAGCCTTAGCCCAATTCTATAATTGTACCACTATGCGCTAATATCTACCAATTCGCAGTTACCATCAGAACTGCAGGCTAGAGTAGCGTTTACAGAAGTTCCATCTTCTGTTTCATAAAAAGATAAATCTTCCCAACGAATAGACTTTGGCATTTTTGCAACAAGAGCCTCATACTCTTCTTTTGTTACTTCTTGGTATGGAGCTTGCTTGTATGTGTGATCTGAATGAGGAAGAAATGAAATTCCTGAAACCTCATCAAAGTTCTTATATACCCAGGCTCCAACTTCCATCCATTCCTCTTCTTTTACTGAAACGGTAATGGAAGGCTTATGTTCGCACCAAGCACGTTGATAAACAAGCCAAGTGTTTAGGTGATCCAAAGCTGTTAGATCACTTCTTACAATAGCGCCATCTGGAGCTTTTACTGGAAATGAAAACACATAAGTTTCATTTGGTTTCATAACATCGTCTTCTACTGGAATTCCAACTTCCTTTAAAAACAAAGAAATTGGATCTCCCTTTGAGCCACGAACTGTACGGATATAGTATGGAGAATGCCATGGGTGCATTCCTGAAGACACTCCAACTAGTTGAGAAACTGTACCAGAAGGCTTTACACATGTAATAGCTGCAGACTCGGGAATCCCAATCTTTGCTGCCTCTTCTAAATTAGTTGCTCTTGCATATTCACGAAGGCCTTCAAGTGTTTTTTCCAACTTATCAAGGCCTTGTTTACCTGAAAAGAACTTGTGCCCAAATTGTCCTGTTAGAGAAACTCCAAGCAAGCGCTCTTCTTCTGTGTTGTCTTTCCAAATCTTACGAAGATACTTAAAGTCTGTTAGCGTTGACTGCCAAGTTCCAAGAATTGTAGCAAGGCGTACTTTATTTGATACATCTTCAACCGTATCCTTTTCACGAAGTACGACTTCTGAAAGATTGCAAAACTGATAGGGTCTAAGAATAATTTCTGAACAAGGGTTCGTCCCATAATGAATTTCTGGATCTCTTCTTCCATACTTTGCTGCTTGTGCTTGTGCTGCTGCAACATTGTATATACCACGTTCACCTGATTTTGAGTCATATAGATTCTTCCATTCTGCAATAAATTGTTCCATCTCTGGCTTGCGAGAATAAGCTACAGAGTTATTTGAAAGTGAACGTTGAGTATTGTTTTCCCACCAATTACCAGATTTTGCTGCTGCCATTTCTATATCATTAATGTTTGAAAGAGAAATCATTGCAGATCTACGGACTCCTCCAACTACAACAACTTCTCCAATTTTACACATAATGTCGTGTGCCTCAATTGGCTTTAGCTGACGGCCTGCAGCATTCTTAAACTTTGCAATTGTGAAATCAAACAGATTAACTAATGGTTGTGGACCTGAAGACCTACCGCCCATAGTTTTAAGTCTTGCTCCTGCTGGTCTAACTTTTGAAACATCAATTGCTGGGATTTGGCCCGACCAAAGTAAAGCAAGAAGCTCTCTGTATGCTTTTGCCCAACCTTGTTTTGAATCTTCTACGATTATAACGGTAGTAGACTTTTCAAATGATTCTGGGACGGAAGGAAGCTTGTTAACATACTTGTATTCAACAGAAAACCCAACACCTGTTCCACACATCAAAATATACATTGTTTCATCAAATGATCTTGGGCTATCCACTGGAACAAATGAACAATTATATCCAGCTACATTATCTCTTTCTAAAGCTGCTCCAGATGTCATCACGGAGCGCATTGAGGGCATGACATTTCTTTTAAATACACCGTCTTTTAATTCCGCTACAAGCTTCTCATCTGGAATATAATTATAGTTTTCTTTTAGGTGGTTTAACATAAAATCAAAATAACGATCTACTGTTTCACCCCACGTTTCACGACGATTCTCTTCTGGAATCCATCTAGCGTAACGAGATAACGCAATAAAATTTTCGTACGGGTTTTCAATAGTATTAGACATTTATGTAACCTGTTTCTCCGCCTGGCGGTTTAATTTAATTTAAGTAGAGTCTTATTCTACCAAACTTTTTTAAGAAAGTGAAGGGTGATTAATAAAAATGAACAATTAACCTATTATTATTAGTTAACTAAAACACATATAATGATAAATACAAGTTGACATATTAGAGTTCTTAATGGTATTCTTATAGTTCGTTATCTCTATTGGAGGAAATGCCTATGGAGAATATAAAAGAAAAACTTAGCGATGTTTTACATCACTATGTTGCAATATCAGTAGCTGTATTGTTTTTATTTACTGGTCAACCAGAAATGATTCAAACAGCTTCTGCTCTGGTTGTAAAGCCAGATGTAAAAACCGAAGCACAACTTAACAAGGAAAAGCTGGAGAAATTCAGCAATACTGTGTGGAAACCATCAGAGTCTTTAACAGACAAAGAATTGGTTGAACTTCTCAAAGCTGTAGGCTTTGAGGGTAGCGCCCTTAAAATGGCGTGGGCTGTAGCTAAAAAGGAGTCTAATGGACGCCCAATGGCTTATAACGGCAACAGGAACACTGGAGACAGCTCCTACGGAATTTTTCAAATCAACATGCTAGGAAACTTGGGTGATGATAGAAAAGAAAAATTCAAACTGGATAGTAACTACTCGTTATTTGATCCAGCAATTAACGCAGAGATAACGTATTATATGACCAATGGCGGTCAAGATTGGTCGTCATGGAAAGGCTTAACACCTAGAACAAAAGAGTGGCTAAGCAAATTTCCATCTAAAAGTTAGAAAGGAGTTATCATTAAGATACAATTAGTATCTCAATATTTAACTCTTTCGAGAGAAGGTCTTGTTCCAGAAATGGCTTGCCCATTAGATCAAGGCCTTCTCTTTTCTAATATTGACAACGAAGATAAAATTTTTATTTATTGTATTTCTTGTGAATACAAAATGCATATAGGATTATCCCTCTATAGCAAAATGATGAAAGAAATAGAAAATGTCCATGGAAAGCAAATTTGATAAAGATCTAGTTTTAGACATGTCCTCAAGCATACCTTGTGCACATATACCAAGAGCATTCCTTGCTGAAAAGGCACTAACAACAATTCAATCATATTTAGAGCTTGCTAAAGTTAAAGGTTTAAATACAATTGATGAGGTCTTAGAAGACATGAAGGCAAAAAATGCCTGAAAGCAATTCTAGCAATTTAGAGGATAATTTGCCTATGGTAAATTATATAATGCTTCATAGAGTATATGACGTATTATGCCTAATTGCTAAGCAGCTAGGGGATGTTAAAGAAATAGAAAAAATGGTAGAATATCATAAAGAAGGATTTTTGCTGGGACCTGCCCCTGCATTTATTTCTGAGGAGAAAGATGAATAGAGAAGAAGTAATAGACCTCATGGTTGAGGTTTTTAGTGAAATCAATAAGAGCATGGCTCTAGCAAGCGGTATGGAAGAAACTGAAGTAAATAATTTCATGGAGCAAAGCACTCCATCTATCCATCACGCATTGAGTGCTGTTTACGACGTACTTGCTGAAAAAGAACTTGTAAAATAGTATTGCTTTCTAAAAAATCATGCAATACAATATAGTTGTGTAATATAAATTACACTATGCGGATATAACGCAACAAATACCCTAAAGGATCCGCCTCCTTTAGGGTTTTTTGTTTAAGGGGTAAAATGGACTCGTATTTAAGCAGATGGACAGAAGATTCTAATTTTGTAAAACTTCATAATGATTTTAATTTAATATGTAATATAAACAATGAAATGGATAACGCCTTGTATGGAAGAATTTATATTCTTAGACAACTTGCAAAGCAACAGTCTATCATAAACCCTTATCTTGATTTTGCTGAATGCGGTGTTTATGCTGGAATGACAATGTTCTTTACAGCAGAGTTTTGT